GAATCAATCTGGAAGAAAGAGTTATCTCTTTCTGAGTTTGTTGCTCCTACACAGTTTAAGTCATACGAAGAGTTAAAGACTCGTTTAGAGTATGTTCTTGGTCAGAGAGGTGCAAAACCAGTTGCTCAAGATGTTGAAGTTGAAGATGAAGAATTTGCAACTCCTGTTGCAGAAACTAGAGAAACAGTTTCATCTGTTGCTTCAAGTTCAAGTGAGATAGAAGACGATGATACTTTATCGTATTTCCAACGACTTGCTGAAAACTAAGATTTAAGGGAGGGAAACCTCCCTTTTTTTTATGGCATGGATATATTTAAATTTTCTGTCTGAACTGTCTTATCATTTACAAACTGTGATGATTTTCCATACACCATGATGTCTCTAAAATCATTTAAAAACTCTTGTAAAAATTCTTCCTTAAGCACGAATATAAATCTCTTATCATTATTCAATATGGTTTCATGTTCATAGTTACTAATTCCAGTTCTTACATTAGTCCCTGATTTTGTTTGATAAGTGGATAATGTATTATCATAGTATTTAACAGTAAAATCTGAATTAACTCTCTTTCCTTTTGGTAGAATTAAATGCCCCTCCGAGTCACGTATCTCTTTTGTTTCATAGTATCTTACATCAAATAAATTTTCACCATATTTGTTCTCTGCGAAGTCATATATCTCTGATGGATCAAGAGGCCATTCATCGCGAATATTGACGATTCCGGCACATGTGATAACCACCCAATCTAACTCAGCAGATCCATAAAGTTCTTCGGCAACATTATCAGGACGATGACCCATTGGTATCTCATACTTGTTGAATAAAGTCAAAGTGTTTTGAAGATCTTCTCTTAATTTAACTCTACGAAAAAAATTCTTTACATCAACATATTCGAGAGATGAATTCTTATCTTTAAAAAACGATGGATATTTTATATTAGGTAATTCTCTAAAGTATGCCATTAGAAACCAACCCCTCCTGCATCATCATAATCAACATCATAAATTGGTTCTAACTCTTTAAATGATAGATCAAGTTGCATTGATATTGGTGATGCATCATCGTATGTTGCATACACACCTTCTCCAGTGTAGTTGACAGAAACATTTGTACAGAAACACTGTTTGAATTTATGTAGGAATGGGTGCTCACTATTTCCCTTTTTATACCTTATTTCAAACACATTTGGAGTTTTAAGAAATACACCTGATCCTCCAACTGATGCTGTTCCCTTTGTCTTAGGTGCCATGTTTGATTTAAATGATCTAATTATATTCTTACATTCTTGTGCCTCTTGAGGACTTCTAGGGGTCATTTTAAATGAGAAATTAAAACTTCTTAGTGTAGGCCCGTTGAATAACAATTCCATATTGGGGTTGAAAATCTGACCTGTCTGTCTTGCCATCAATTGAGCAGCAGAAACATTACCTCCAAGAACACCTAAAGCAGCAGATGTTGCTTTTGCTGTAACAAAAGTTGATGCAGCATCCATTATACTTGCATCCATTCCAACAGAATTTTTCATACCTTTTGCCATTTCATCCTTCGCTGCTTGTAATCCTGCTTCATCACCTTTTAATGCTGCTGATAACGCTGCACCACCACCCTCAATTCCTTCACCAATTAAACCTGCAGCAGCACCCATGAGAGTATTCATTTTACTTTCACCATAATCTACTGCATTACCATCTTGGATATTTGATGGCATTTGCAATATAATACTTCCAAGTATCTTTGTTGCTTTATCTCTTGTTCCTTGTGGCCCGATACGACGACTTCCGGGTGAACCAACTAGACTCCCACCACTTCTTTCTTTTACTGATTGATACTCAACTATTGTAAAACTCATATAGTCAGTAGATTCAGTCAGTGCCTCAAGTGGATAACGAAATCCTCCAGATTTAAATAATTTTTTGACTACTCCACCAGTACCGCCAAAATTAGGGACTTTTCTTAATCTATTTTGCCTTGATGCATCGAGCATCGCCAAAATTTCTTCAGCCTGATTGGGATTAGCTTTCCTTATTCTTTCTTCTACTGTAAGAGTTTCTTCACTATTATATTGTGCCATATCTATTTTTTTAACTATTTAGACGCATTCTACCGAAAGGTAGTGCTTGTAGGTCTTTTATCTCTTCTGGATACACACGATATGTGCTTCCTGATACATTTGAGAATGAATATGAACGTGCTTCTCCATGATGAAAATTAGTTCCACGAAAACCCCATGAGTAAACATCTGTGACTGCTACAAGAGGGTTTGCATCATATCTACCACTTGATGATGGTTGATATGAGAAAAGAAAAAATTGTCCTACTTGTGGTGAAGAAATTGAGTCACCCACCACTTGAGTTATTTCTGACATTAATTCATCTGGATCTTCAATGCCGATTAAACGGTCTAATACTGGACTGATACGATTCATTTGATTCCGAGTTCGTCCTCTGTCATAACCTTAAATTCATACAATCGATCTTTACAATACTCAGACGCTGCTTTCCATTTTGCTTGATTGCGAGCATATTCATAAGTTTCATAAAGATAACTCTTTGTCTGTCTTTTTGGTTTCTTAGGAGGTTTGAGTTGTTTTTTGGGTTTGATTTCGATAATGTATTTTTTTACTTTACCGGTAGTCTCCTTAAGTTTAACATAAAAATCAGGAAAGTATCTATGTACTTTATTATCAACAGGAGAGCGATATGGTATCGCAATTTCTTCACTACCCCATTCAAGAATATTCTCGTTCAAATCACAATAAACCATGAACTTTCGTTCCCAAAGTGATCGATAAATGATGTTTGATGAGTTTCCTTTGTACTTTCGCGGGTATGATGGTTGATATCTCCCTTTATATGACATAAATATATAAAAACAAAGTCATAAAGGTATTTAGTGTGTCATTAGTATCAAAAATCACCATGACTGATGCCAAAGTAAAATTTGGCAATCTATCATTGAATAATCAATATCAAGTTCATTTTGCTGGATTCAATACAAGTGTCGTTAATTATTTGAGAAATAATCTTGGAATAACAAACGCTGATGACTTTATTTCTCGTGAAATGGGTATCTTATGTTTCGATGCATCATTACCTGCAAGTGCGTTGGCCACAGCTGAGGTAAAAGATAATTTTATGGGTGTACCACAAGAGTTTGCTCACTCAAGGTTGTATACAGATATAGATTTCTCTTTTTATATTGATAAAGACTATACTCTTTTAAGAATATTTGAAGGTTGGATGGATTATATCACCAGTGGAGCAGAGGGTGAGGTTGGAGATTTACAGAAACCATTTTATCGTAGAATGAGATATCCAGATACTTACAAAGTTTCATCCATGTACATATCAAAGTTTGAAAAAAATCTTGATCGAACTATCTCATATCAATTCATTAACACTTTTCCAAAATCAATTACACCGATTCCAGTTACTTATGGTAATGCAGATATATTGAAGGTATCTGTTAGTTTTAACTATGATAGATATGTCGTGAATCGAAAGAGTAGGAAACCAAGTCTCTTATCTTCCGCTTTAAATTTGTTTAATTTATTCAGATAGTGGACAGAAAAGAAAAAATGTTGTATAATGTGATATAAATAAATCACTGAATGAAATATCATGCCATTACCCAAGATTAATACACCTACGTATGAGTTGACTTTACCATCAAATAGAAAGAAAATTAGGTATCGTCCATTTTTAGTTCGTGAAGAAAAGATTCTAGTTCTTGCAATGGAATCTAATGATCAAAAGCAAATCACTGATGCAATCATACAAATCATAGGTGATTGTTTAATTACTAAAAATATAGATATTACCAAATTACCTACATTTGATATTGAATACCTTTTTCTTAATGTAAGATCAAAGTCTGTTGGTGAAACTGTAGAGGTAAATATTACTTGCCCTGATGACGGTAAGACCACAGTTGAGAAATCTATTAATATAGATGATATTAAAGTTATTAAGAATAAAGATCATAAGTTAACTATACAACTTGATGATAAGTATTCTATGAAATTGAAATATCCAACTCTAGATCAATTTGTTGAAAATAATTTTGATTTTGATTATGAGATGGCTGAACCAAAAGAATCCGTGTCTGCAGCGATGTCTATGTTATCAACATGTATTGACATAATCTATGACCAAGAGGAGAGTTGGGATGCATCTGAAAGCACAAAAGAGGAACTTGATGAATTTATTGATCAACTTAATACTAAACAGTTTCAAGAGGTTGAACAGTTTTTTAGAACTATGCCTAAGTTGTCTCATAAAATTAAAGTATTAAATCCTCAGACAGGTGTTGAATCTGAAGTTGTATTGGAGGGACTGGCAAGTTTTTTCAGCTAGGTATGGCCCACATGACTCTGGAGTCATACTATAAAGTTAACTTCGCCCTGATGCAACATCATAAATACTCTTTGACGGAGATAGAAAATATGATGCCTTGGGAACGAGATGTCTATGTGACTCTGTTAAAACAATATATTGAAGAAGAAAACATTAAAGCACAACAACGTAAATCATAATGGCATTACCCGCAATTGCTGCTACTGTAGGAAAGAAAGTTGCTAAGAAGGCAGTGAAGTCTGGTGCCGAGAAGGTAAAGAAAAAGGCGAAGATGAAAGTAAGTAAACTTTCTGAAATGGCAAATGAAAAAGTTCAAGATAAACTAGGTGTAGATGACGGTAAGATAAAAAAAAGAAGAGGAAGACCAAAAAAGTTTCAGACACTTGCAGAAGTACAGGCAGATATTAATCAAAGAGAACTAAAAAAGGCACAAGCTAAATTAAAAAGAGAGCAGGAAAAAAACAAGGAGTTGAAAAAAGCAAAAATTCAACCTGCAAAATTAGTTGCACCCCCTGAAGCTGGATTGGTAAAACTAGAAGAGAAGGTAAAGATTAACGCTGAAAAGATCACAATTATTAAAGAGATACAAAAAACTCATAGAACTAATCATCAGAAAGAAAAGGCAGAGATAGCAGAAATTAATAATGTATTATCAGGCATTGCTGATTTTATAAGAGCAGATTATGATTCAAGAATTAGTGATGCAGATGAACAAAATAAACAAGCAAGGGAAGACGCAGCACAAGAAAGACAGGATCAAAAAGAAAAAGATTTTGAAAAGACTGGAAAGAAAGCAAATGATA